AATAAGAGTGCACCACCTCAAAAAAGTGTGCACACAAAAAGCAAAAAGGGTGCACCCAAAAATGAAGTGGAACAGGTCATTGATGAACTAGCTGATAGTGAATTGACTGATAAGCAAAAAGCTTTTGTTATCGAATATGTGAGACTATTCAATGCTACGCAAGCATATATCAATGTGTATGATGTGGACTACAAAACAGCTCTTGCAGCAGGACCACGGATGTTAGGAAATGTTAGGATACAATCACTCATTCAGGAAATGCGTGAGGCAAGATTGCATGACCTAGGCGCTAATAAGGAAGATATTCTAGCAGACCTGATGAAGCAGGCATTTTCAGACATTGGGGACTATTTGGACTTTGGTAAAAATAACGTCTCTATTAAGGATGACTACGGTAAAGATATGCTAGACAAGGACGGTAAGCCGTTAATATCTCATCGTTCATGGGTGCAACTCAAGGATAAGTCAAAAGTTGATACGAGCCTAATCAAAAAGGTATCAATAGGCCGTGATGGTGTTGTCCTTGATTTGTATGATAAGCAAGCTGCACAGGCACGTTTGTTGGCTGAATTGAATAAGCAACAACCAGATGCATTAAGTGATGCACAAGTTAGACGTGCCAAAGCTGAAGCAATATTGGCAGAAGCTAAGGCGGCTCGTGTTGATGATGATCAATCGAGTGAAGAAGTGATGTTGGCTAAGATTATGGATGCACTACAAGCAGGTGAACAAAATGATGAAGCAGAAACTAACACTTAAAAAAGCATACACACGTAAACAACGTCAGGTATTGAACATTGCCATGTCAGACGACTTCAGAACGCTGATATTAGATGGTGCTGTCCGTACTGGTAAGACGGTGGTCAATAATGATGTGTTCTTGCATGACGTGTTACGAGTTAGTCGTATTGCTAAAAGTAATGGCGATTACAGCCCACAATACATATTGGCTGGTTACTCAAGTAAGACATTGGATAACAACGTCATTAATGAGTTGACTAAGAAGTATGGTTGGGAGCCTAAGTATGACAAACACGGTAGTTTTAAGTTATTTGGTGTGAAGATTGTCGTTGCTTTTACCAATTCTGAACGTGGTGTTGGTGCTGTTCGTGGTATGACTGCCTATGGTGCTTATATCAACGAAGCATCCCTTGCTAATCGTGCTGTTTTTGATGAAATACTATCTCGTGCATCAATGCCTCATTCACACATTTTGCTAGATACCAACCCTGATTCACCAACACATTGGCTGAAAAAAGAGTATATCGATAACAAAAACCCTGAAGCAGGTATTAAGAGAGTGCATTTCGTCCTTGACGACAATACATTCTTATCTCCTGATTACGTGAAGCATCTTAAAGCTGAAACACCAACGGGGATGTACTATGACCGCAAAATATTAGGCTTATGGGTCAATGGTGAAGGCGCTGTTTATCGAGATTTTGATGAGAAAAAGCACTTCGTTACCAAAGGTGAAGTACCAGAATTAACCAATTACTTTGCTGGTGTCGATTGGGGATATGAACATTCAGGCGTTATCCAAGTGTGGGGTGAAACTGATGATCATAAATATTACTTAGTTGAAGAACATGCAGCACAACATGAAGAGATTGATTATTGGGTCGATATTGCCTTAGATGTTAAGAAACGCTATGGCGACATCCCCTTTTGGTGTGATTCAGCGAGACCTGAACACGTTGCTAGATTTATTAACGAGGATTTAGATGCACGCAATGCTGACAAAAAAATCATGAAGGGCGTGGAAGATGTCGCTAAGATGATTAAAGCCAATCGTTTATTTGTGGTTCGAGCAGCTGCTAAAGAGTTTGAGAGTGAAATCTTTGACTATGTTTGGGATGAGAAAAAGGGCGTGCCTGTTAAGGAAAACGACCACGCAATGGACACCACGCGTTACGCAATACATAACCATATCAGCGAAGATAATGAAGTTGAAATTTTTGGAGGGATTTTCTAATGGCGATAAATTTTAATAGTGATCGGTTGTCGTCTGACGAAAACCATGTCTTTTATTCTGAAAGCATTGGGGATGACTTGCCAATTGCAACCGATGTGAATGAGTTGATTAATGCTCACGCTAATCGATTGAACAATAGTTATAACCGCTTGATGAACTATTATTTGGGTAAGCATAGCATTATTCGAAAGTTGGCCAAAGCAAACGGTAAGGCGCTAGATAGAATTGGTGATCAATTTAATCAGCAACGTGGATCAGCAGATGATGATTTTTACCGTATCATGATTAGGTCTAAGCAAGCGACCAATATGGGTAATTCAACGATCAATGGCTTAATCAATATGATTGCACGTTCGTTAGACATTCAGCCAGATAAAATTCGAATTGAATCATTGCGACAATATGAAAACGGTACTCTGAATGACGGTGAGCCATTGGCAATTAGAATTAGCAATATTCCACTAGAATGGGC